ATGAAGCGACACGGAAATCTTTTTCAGCAAATTGTAGCGACTGACAACCTGATGGCTGCATACCAGCGGGCCAGTCGTGGCAAGCACAACATGTGCAACGTCCAAAAATTTGATCAAGATGTCGGCGGCAACATCGAAAAGATCAGGCAACTGCTTGTGACCAAATCGTTTAGGACCTCAAGATATCAAACCAAAACTATTCATGAGCCAAAAACGCGAGAGATATATGTGCTGCCCTTCTGCCCTGACCGAATCGTCCAGCACGCGATTATGGCAATCCTGGGACCAATCTGGGACCGCCTCATGATCAGCGACTCCTTTGCCTGCCGAGTCGGAAAAGGCCAGCATGCGGGCAGCCGCAGAATCATGGAGTTCGTCCGCGAGTACCGATATTGCCTGCAGTGTGATGTTTCCAAGTTTTACCCAAGCATTGACCAGCAGGTACTGTCCGATCTGATTCGTCGCAAAATCAAATGTCCTGAAACGCTCTGGCTCCTGGACGACATCATTTTTTCCTATCCAGGCGGAAAAAATGCACCAATCGGGAACTACACTTCCCAGTGGTTTGGAAACCTCTACCTCAACGAGTTGGACCAGTTGGTAAAGCATGATCTCGGCTTCAAGGCCTATCTTCGCTATTGCGACGATTTTTGTCTGTTTAGCGACAACAAAGCTACTTTGCGGCAGGCCAAAGAGATCATCGGCCAGTTCCTCGCACACCGGCTCAAGCTTCGGTTTAGTTTTGCAGAGGTGTTTCCGGTAAGCCATGGCGTCGATTTTCTGGGATACCGCCATTTTAAACGCCACATCCTATTGCGCAAGAGCACCGCAACCAGGGTTAAGCGCCGCCTGGCCAACCTTCCCAAGCTGCTCGCAGGTGGAAATATTTCCCTGGACCAATTTCGTTCTTCAATTGCATCGACCAAAGGATGGTTGCAGTGGGCAAGCACTCATAACCTGCAAACAGCACTGCAGCTCAAAGAACTGGAGGCAATGTGTGCAGCCTAAGCGATTCTCTGATTTTGCCGAGGAGCAGTCGCCGCTCGACGGCGAAAAGATCAAGATCGAACAGATCCTGAACATAGAGATCGAGATTATCGGCTACCGGATCACCAGATCAAAATATGAGAAAAACAAAAGCGGAAAATGCCTGCAGCTGCAGATGAATGTCGATGGAGTCCATCGGGTGCTGTTCACCGGATCAGACGTTCTGATCGAACAGCTACAAAAGTATGGTGAGCAGATACCGTTTACCGCATCCATTAAAAAAATTGACAGGTTTTACACATTATCATGATCGGATTGCCAGCAAGATGCAACACCAGGGCTGATTACGACTACATACGGGCATCTCAAATTGACGGATGGCAAGAGCATTGGCGCCAACTGCTGGAAGGTCGCCATGCGGTGATTGACGGTGACCTGGTCGAGGATCCGCATTGCCGTCTCTTCGCCCTCGGGTTCACCGTTGCCGAGGTCGAGCAGGCGGTGGGGCCTGCGGGATACACAAGCCGCCAGGTCGAATGGTACAGCTCGCATCCGGACCGGTATGAGCTGGTTGATGAGGTATGGCGAGAGATTGAGGGTTGGAGAGAGAGAGCCAATGCGGCAGCGCTGCTTGCCGCCCTGGAAGATAAACTCGCCGAAGTCGACGCAGCCGTCGCCGCCCGGCAGGCAGGAACCTTCACCTGGAGCGGGCATCAATTTTACATGGATAGGGACTACATATCCGACCAGATCGCGGCTCTTCCGCACCTCCCTGACGGCTATTCGAGAGAGTGGAAGACTGCGGACAAAATCGGCGTAGATAACGTGTATGTGGTGCTGGACAAAGATGGCCTGGCCTCAATGGCAATGGCTTGCTTTTCCCAGTTTAACACGAACTGGTCAGCAGGTGACGATATCAAGAAGCGGCTCAAGGCCCTATATGCTGCCGGCAAAGATGTTTCTGCGATTGCTGTGGATCTGCCCTGATGCGTACGATTATCACCGCCCTTGTCGCGGCTTTCCTGGCGCTGGTCATCGCCGTGTCCGGCAATGTGATATGGCAGAACCTGTATTGCGGCACGCCCATAAACAAGTGCAATCCGCTACAGGTTGAGCCGTGCGAGCGAATCGACGCTATTGAGTCGCAACGGCTGGAGTATCAACGATTGGCTGAGCTGTACGGAACATCAGAATAGGCCGGCAATTCCCTAATTAACCGAACTGCAACAGCTAATTACCCTATCGATGATGCAGTACAACTCTATTTGTCAAGTTGAGCTGCGTCGCTTGACTTTTGTTTCATGGGCGGGAACGGGTAGCCGCCCTTTGCGAGGCACATCACCTGGAGGATGGCATGGGCAAACGACTGATTCTGATTCTGCTGTTGACAATTGGCTGTATCGGCGCCGCCCAGGCGGCCGATGGATGGACACGATCAATACATGTTGAATGGGGGTACACGCCGCCTGAAGATATTAGCGTCCAGGGCTTTCGGTTGTACCAAGATTCCGCGAAGGTGTGCGAGTGGGCAGGCGCGACCATCACCTCCGGTGATTGCTCTGTCAGCCTGACGCGTCGTTCTACTGACTTCACCTTAACTGCGGCATTTGGCGACGGCACCGAAAGCCCAAAGTCGGCGCCATTCACCCTTCCGGATGTTGGCCCGGCTCCTCAGATCATCATCCTGATCGGCAAGTGAGCGGCTGCCATGAGCTTTGAACGCGCATTTGCCCAAACCATGAAACACGAGGGCGGCCACGCCATTGTTGATGGTCATGAGACCTACATGGGCATCGACCGCACCAAACATCCGGAGTGGCCAGGATGGAAGGAAATAGAGGATTGCCGCGAGTACGGCGCGCCACTTACCACCGACCCTGATTTGACGGACATGGTGCGGAAGTTTTACCGAGCAGAGTTCTGGGGGCCCCTCAGGTGCCCAGAGATCGATCTGGCAGGCCAGGAAGTGGCCGAGGAGCTGTTCGAGGCGTCGGTCAACTGCGGCAAGGTCAATGGGGTCAAGTTTCTACAGCGGGCGCTGAACGCGCTCAATGCCAAAGGTCGGCTGTTCAACGATCTTCCGGTGGATGGGATCATGGGAACCGTGACGTTGAGCGTCACCCTGGCATGCCTGAAATTCCGTTCACCCGAGCTGCTGGTCAGGTGCCAGAACGGCGAGCAGTACATCCATTACAAAAACTGGAGCAAGCATGAGGACTTCCCTGGAGTGTTCGGACGCACCTAAAAAGCGTGGCAGGCGACCAAAACCAAAAACCGAACTTGCCCCAGAAAAGGAACCCAAGCGCCGCGGCAGGCCGCCTAAGCCAAAGCCTGAACCCTCCCCGGGCGCCGCGCCCAAACGGCGGGGACGGCCGCCAAAGGAAAAGACGCAAGCGGCGCCCATCGCTGAGTTAAAACGAGTGGGTGCACCGCAAAAACCACGACCAGACCGAATAGCCTGGTTGCAAAAACTACACGCACGATGGGTGCGCAAAAGAGGAATGAACGCAAATGGCAACTCTCAATAGACAATCTGCCTGGGACGCAATGGTCGGCATCTTGTTCATCATGCTACTGCTGGCGCTGTACGGACTGTACGGCTGCACCACCAGCACATCCACCCTGGGCAACGGCAAGGTGGACGCGGTGGAGGCGGCCACGCTGCGAGTGGCGGTAGGGCTGGCGTTCACAGCGCGGCCTGACACCGTGGCGCCAGCCTACGCCGTATCGACGGCCCTGCTTGCCGGCCTGTCTGCCGATTATGTCGCCCTGCCGGCGGCAGTGGACGACATTATCAGTCGGGAGACTGAGCGGCTCAACCTCGATCCCGCTACATCGGCCTCTTTCGGCGATTTGCTGCTGCTGATCAAGGCCGAAATCACGCAGCGGCTCTCGGCGGATGCTGTGGATGGTCCCGGTAAGCGCGTGATGGTGCGGGAGCTGGTGGCCATTGTGCAGGAGACTGCTGCGGCACGGTTGGGGATAGCACAGTGATGGGCGGATGGAAAACATGGGCGGCTGCCGGCGGGCTTTGCCTGCTGGGCCTCGCCCTGATCGGCATGGGCCTTTTGGCCACTGAGCTGCGGGCGGTGCTTTTCGCCCTGGGATTGCAGGCTATTCTGTTCGGATTCGGCCTGGTTGGCATTGGCCACAAGGTGGAGAAAAACGCAGCGGCCAACATTGCCCGATTGATTGTGGGGCATGCGGACAATCATGATTTGCCGCCAAAAGCTATCGTGATTGCCGAGAACTATGGCTCTTCTTCCGGTAGCACGGACGCTCGCTGATGGACGATGCAGATATCGCCCAGCGCAACCAAGAGCATTTCGAGCGCTTGGCGCTTGCGCGGCAGCTGGCCCAAGCGCCAAGCGGCGCTGCGGCGGAAGAGTGTGAGGAGTGCGGGGAGATAATCCCCGAAAACCGACGGAAAGCGGCTCCAGGATGCACCAGATGCATCGTTTGTCAGCAAAAATTTGAAAGGGGACGGATTTGAGCGGAGAACTGAGCATTATCAACAATCTGGTCACCACATTGGGAGCTCCTGGCTTGTTGGTCATCTGCATGCTGGCGCCGACCATCATCATGGCCTTCATGTACATGGATCATCGCCGGGCCGAACGTTCCCGCCTGATGGCCATGCAAATCGAGACCGACAGGGAGATCAAGCACCGTGAGGACATCTCAGGGTTCCGCGAGATGGTGATGCGCATGATGGTCGATCAGGAAAAGCGATTTGAAGCCGTGGTGCGGAACTATGAGAACAACGTCATCCTCGTGCAGAATTATGAAAAATTGGCCAACGATCTGGCCGGCGTCATCCATCTGTCCACCCAGGCCATGACCAAACTGGTCGACCGGATTGATGGGCGACTGCTCAAGGGAGATTGACATGGACACCGAACGTTTAACGCGGCGAGGGTTGTTAGCGGAGAAAGAGCAGAGGCTGCGGGAACTCGAATCTTCCATGAGGGGAGACATCAGCGCCACACGGGCCATACTTGAGCCATTCGCGCCAATTCATGAGATGAAGGCGGACCAGGCCCTTGCGCAAGTGATTGAGTTCGCGGGCAAGCATGCGGAATACATGGGGCTGCGCGAAGAAACCGCAGCTTTACGGCGGGCGCTGGGGATCTGATATGCCGGAAAGCTACGGCTGGGACATCATTGAAGCCGCCGAGGAGATGTACATCCTCGACGGCCTGACTTTCGACCAGGTGGCCGAGCGCACCGGGGTGTCGGTGAGTCAGCTCAAGCGGTGGTCCGGCGACTCCAATCCATCGTGGCCGGACCGGCGCAAGGAGTATCGGGCTGCTCAGGTGTCGGTACGGCGGGGGGTGATGCTGGCTAAAGCCAAGGTGATTGCATCCGTCATTGAAAGCGAGGACCCGCAAAAAGCCTATGCCTTTGGGGCCCTGGTCAGCGCGGGCAAACAAATCGAGGCTGAGGCCCGGGAGCGGATGGCCACCAGCGGTCCAGCCTCGGCGCCGGTGGATGCTGCTGCAGGTCCGTTGCCCGATGGTGGGGATATGGTCGAGGCCTTGCGCTTGGCGGTGCAGGCCAGGATTGCCGCCCTGACCCAGCAGCCCGGGGCGATTAGCCTCAAAGCTATTCAGGAGCTGCTGGCGGCTATGGATATGTTGGAGCGCAAGACAGCCGCCTCGGCTGAAGAGCCGGAGGCAATCGGTGGGTTGTCGGATGATGCGGCCGAAATTATTCGGCGAAAAATACTGGGATTGAAAAGCTGATGGCCACGCTTGCCAAAGAGGATCGATCCAGCCGCGCGCCTATGGCCTTGTTGCCTTACCAGCAACGGTGGCTTGAAGATCAAGCCGATGTGAAAATATATGAGAAATCGCGCCGTATCGGCATTTCCTGGGCGGAGGCTGCCGATGACAGCCTGCTGGCTGCCAGCCGTAGCGGCATGGATGTGTGGTACATCGGTTACAACAAGGACATGGCGCAGGAATTTATAGAAGACTGTGGCGACTGGCTCAAGCACTACAACAAGGCAGCTTCAGCGGTCGAGGAGTTTGTCCTGAAGGATGAAGACAAGGATATCCTTGCCTTTCGCATCCGATGCGCCTCTGGGCACAAGATTGTTGCGCTCTCCAGCCGGCCGTCCAACCTGCGCGGCAAACAAGGCAAGGTCGTCATCGATGAGGCTGCCTTCCATGACAACCTTGGGGAATTGATCAAAGCGGCAATGGCGTTGTTGATGTGGGGTGGCCGGGTCGTCATCATTTCTACTCACGATGGCGACACCAACCCGTTCAACGAGGTAATCAACGAGGTCCGGGCCGGCAAGAAGCCGTATAGCCTGCATCGGGTGACCATTGACGACGCGCTGAGCGAGGGTCTGTATGAGCGCATTTGTCTGCGTCTGGGCAAGGAATGGTCACAGGATGCCGAGGATCAGTGGCGCGAGAAGTTGGTGGCCCAGTATGGCAGCGGCGCCGACGAAGAGTTGCTTTGCATCCCCAGCCAGGGAGGCGGGACCTATTTGCCCACAGTCATTATTGAGCGGTGTATGCGAGCCGATATCCCAGTTCTCAGGTGGGCTTGCAAAAACGAATTTGCTTTATTGCCGGATCATATCAGGAATCGCGAGGCCGAAGAATGGAGCAATGAAACGCTTGCGCCCCTGTTGGCTTCGCTGGACCCTGCCAGGCGGCATTATTTTGGAGAAGACTTTGCGCGCACCGGCGATTTATCCGTGTTCTCGCCATTGGCAGAGTTGGCGAACGTGCGATACCGCCAGCCGTTCGTGGTAGAGCTGGCGAACGTGCCGTTTACGGAACAAGAATGGATCATGTGTTTCATCATCAAGCGATTGCCAAGGTTTACCTACGGTAAATTCGACGCCAGGGGCAATGGCCAGTATTTGGCAGAACGGGCAATGCAACATTTTGGGCCCGACAGGATCGAACAGGTGATGCTTTCGGAAGCTTGGTACCGCGACGAAATGCCAAGATTCAAACAATTTTTTGAAGATGGGGTGATCGAGGTCGCTCAGGATGCGGACCACCTGGATGATTATCGGGCAATCAAGATGATCAGGGGCGTTGCGAAGCTCCCGGACACAAAGACCCAAGGGGCGGATGGCCGCCAAAGGCATGGAGACGCGGCGATTGCAACTGCTATGGCGGTGTCGGCAACCCGGATGGAAATCAGCGACACCGAGGTTTTTTCCAGTCTGCCCCGTGAGGCAAAAGACATGTTCAGGGGATTTTAATGACAACCGGATTGTGGGTCAGCCCCACCAAATACATTGATTTTGCGGGCCCGAGCCGGAGCAGCCTGACCCAGGAGGTGGCCAGCAGGTCATTGGCCTGGGACTACAGCTCCATGATCGGGTTGCTGCCGGATCCGGACCCGATCCTGCGCAAGCGGGGCGACGGCGTGGAAGTGTTGGAAGAACTGACGTCGGACGGCAAGGTGTTGACCGCCATTCAAACGCGCAAGCTGGGATCGCTCAAGCGGGAGTACGAGTTTAACCCGGGAACCGTTGACGGCCAGGACGATACCCGCGCCGAGCAGCTATGCAAGGATCTCACGGCCGATCTGGAGGGCGTGGGGATGTATGACCTGCTTTCCGGCCTGCTGGATGCCCCCTATTACGGCATGACCCCTGCCGAGTTGTTTTGGGAGCCGAGAGACGGATCGATTCATCTGGCCAATGTCCGGGTGTTGCCCAGCCGATGGTTTGGGTTTGATCAAGAGAACAACCCGCGATTTCGCTCGCTGGCCAATCAGACCGAAGGCGATGAAATCCCCTGGGGAAAGATGGTGTTTGCGCGGCACTTCCCCACTTATGACAACCCCTTTGGCCTTCGGTTGCTGTCGCGCTGTTTGTGGCCAGTGGCCTTCAAAAAAGGCGGGACCAAGTTTTGGGTCACCTTTGCCGAGAAGTACGGCATGCCTTTTCTGGTGGGCAAATATCGCCAAGGGGCAACCCCAGACGAGCAGCAGACCCTGCTGGGCGCCCTGGCCAAGATGGTGCAGGACGCGGTGGCGGTGATCCCTGACGGCAACGTGATCGAGTTTCTTGATCAGGGCGGATCGTCCGGGTCAAGCTCGACCGACACCTTCGACCGGTTGCGCGCTGCGATGGACGCCGAGATCAGCCAGGTGCTCATGGGGCAGACTCTGACCGCTGAGGTGGGCGAGAACGGCAGCTACGCGGCCAGCAAGACCCATGAGGATGTTCTGGAGGATTACCGCGAGGCGGATCAGCGGTTGGTCAAGGGCGTGATGGATGAGATCGGCAAGATCTATCGCGACATCAACGCTCCGGAGGTTCCGGCGCCGGTGTTCTCTTGGTTTGAAAGCGAGGATCCGCAAGCAGATTTTGCAAACCGGGACAAGACCTTGACTGAATCCGGATTGAAGATCAAGAAGTCTTATTATGTGCGCCGTTACGGATTCCTGGAGAATGAGGTGGAGGTCGGCGAGGCTGTAATGGAGAATTCGTCAACCGGCGCGGCGCAGCCTCAGCAGGATGCAAAACAGGAGTTTGCCGAGCGGTCGACCGGCGGCGCGATTGAAGAGGCCCTGCTGGCCTGGGCGCGGGAGCAGTCTGCGCAGCCTGCGGCGAGCATGGTTGATGCGGCCGATGCTTTGCTGGGTCAGGTAGAGACCCTGGAGCAGTTTCGTGATCGGCTGATTGAGTTGTTTGCCGGAGATGAGCCCGAGCGCCTGGGCGAAATTATGGCAAGGATGGATCTGTTGGGCAACCTCTCAGGGCGATATTCCACTGAGTTGGAGTCGGATAAGCAATGAAAGACGCCGACTTTGCCCGCGCCTTTAAGCTGCCGTTTGCGGAGGCCAGCGCCTGGTTCCGCGGCAAGGTCGATATTCCCACCACCAAGTGGGATGAGCTGGCCGGGGAAGCTCACGGCAAAGGATTTATGAGCGCCGGCGCCTATCGGGCCGATCTGCTTGCCGAGTTGCGGGCCATGACAGACCAGGCGATTGCCGGCGGCTTGGATATCCGTGAGTTCCGCCAGCAGTTCCGGCCGCTGGTGGAGCGTTACGGGTGGCAACTGCGGGGCGGCGGCCCTGCCTGGCGGAGTGATCTGATTTGGCGGACCAATATCCAAACCGCCTACCAGGCCGGCCGCTGGCAGCAGTTTGAAGCCGCTGGGATTGAATATCTCAAGTACGTCCATAACGACGGGGTGCGTAACCCGAGGCCCAACCACCTGGCCATGGACGGCTTGATTCTGCCGCGGAGCGATCCTTTCTGGCAAATCAACTATCCGCCCAATGGGTGGGGATGTAAATGCCGGGCAGTGGCGGCCACCAGGGCCGAGTATGAAGCAGCCCGGCCTGAAATGAGGACTCGCCCAAAAGATTGGCAGAGTATGCCTGACAAGGGCTGGGATTACAACGTGGGCAGCGCCGGCAAGCAGCAGTTGGCCGATGCGCTGGCCGAGAAGATGCTGCGGATGCCAGACGCTATCGCGCAGGCATGGATGCAGGCAATTGTGAAAATGGGGCTCGAATCGTGGATATCACCGCAAGCGTAGATAATCGGGGCGTCATTGACCTGCTTGATCGGTTGCGTGCCAATGTCGGCGATCTCACCCCGACCATGCAGGCTATCGGCCTTTATTATGAACGGCGGGTGCTGGAGAACTTCAAAGCAGAGTCGTCCCCGGACGGCACGCCATGGGCGCCGCTTTCGGCTGTGACCCTGCATCTCGGCTTGGCGAAAAACAAAGGCTGGAAAAAAAGCGGCTACCTTTCAGCGCGGGGAACCCGCTACCTGCAGGGCAAGAGGATACTTTGGGAGCGCGGCGATCTGGAAGGGTCCGTACACAGCCAGGCGAGCAAAGACAGTGTCACCATCGGGACCGGAGGCCACATCCCGTATGCTGCCATTCATCAGTTCGGAGGTCAGGCTGGTCGAGGGCGGAAGGTGACCATCCCCGCCCGCCCCTATCTGGCCCTGAATCGAGGCACGGAACTGGAGCTGGCGGAGAGTGATCAATCCATGGTGGTCGAGCTGATACGGGAAAGATTGCTCAGTTTTTGACGGACCACGAAAACGGGCCGCTGTTCGAGATAGGCGGCAAGGCGTGTCGAGCAAGCGCGACGGAGCTGCCTTGCAATACAGGCAAATTTAAACGTGTTTTAAACGCGGTTCAAAAGGAGGGGCAAGTGAAGCAGTGGATGGAAGTGTTCAGGGCCGGGAAGCATGTTTCGTCGAGTGGATCCGAACGCGACTGGAGCGTGGACGATTTGGTGCGGATGGCCGAGGCCTATGATCCGCGTCTTCACCAGGCGCCCATCGTGGTGGGGCACCCAAAAGACAACGATCCGGCCTATGGATGGATCAAGGCGTTGCGGGTCGACGGCGACACATTGCTGGCCTTGCCCGACCAGGTGGCGCCAGAGTTTGCCGAGTTGGTTAAAGCTGGGCGCTACAAAAAGCGGTCTATCTCGCTGTACCCGGATGGGACCTTGCGGCATGTAGGCTTTTTGGGCGGCCAGCCGCCGGCGGTAAAAGGGCTGAAGGATATCGAGTTTGCCGGATCTGCGGCGGACACCTATGAATTTGCGGACACGATGGAGGACGCAGGTATGACCGAACTGGAAAAATTGCAGCAGGAACTGGCCGCCGAGCGCAAAAAACGCGAGTTGGCCGAGGGCCAGGCCACCCAGGCTGAAGCTGATAAAAAACAAGCTCAAACCAATTTCGCCGAACTTCAGGCCCAGACCAAAAAACAGGAGATTGCCGCATTCGTTGATCAGGGCGTCCAAGACGGCAAGATTTTGCCGGCCTGGAAGGGCCAGGGCCTGGCCGAGTTCATGGGCGCGCTTGACGCCCGGGAAGAAACCTATGAGTTCAGCGAGGGCAAGCGTGAGGCGCCGCTCGAATGGTTCAAGCGGTTCATCCACTCCTTTGCCGAGCATCCGCTTTTCAAGGAGATGGTCAAGCCTGAGAAAAAAGAAGAGCAGACGGACGATTACTCCGAGGCCGAGGCCTTGGGTAAAGAGATCGCCGCCAAAGTCAATCCGGCCAAAGCATAAGTGCGGCCACGCTGAGAGGAGCACACAATGGTAACTGAAGCAACGCTCTCCATGGACGCCTATGTGGCGTCCGACAATTACGGGCCGGTGTTGATTCCCGGCAGAACCATCGCCGCCGGCGCCAACCTGGTCAAAGGGACAATCCTTGGCCGCATCACTGCCAGCGGCAAGCTGGTGGCCGCAGCATCCACCAACACCGATGACGGCTCCCGAACAGCGGTGGGTGTGCTGATGGAAGATGCGGCGGCCGCCAGCGCCGACGTGAAAGCGGTGGTAGGGTTTGCCGGCGTCTACGTGGAGGCCAGCATGACCGGCCTGACGGCTGCCTACAAGCTCGCCCTGGAAGCCAAGGGCATCTATTTCGTTTAATCGCCCACCGGGCAAGGAGTGAACAATGGCTGGAGAATTTAGCCCCAGGGCGTTGACCACAGCGGTCAATTTGATGAAGCCTGCGCCCACGCGGGTGCTGGATGTGGTGTTCCCGACCAAGAAGCGACAGCTGAGCGACACGTTTAGTTGGGACGTGAAGGCTGGATCCGAAGGATTGCTGCCCAACATCAGCGTGGCCGCTGAGGCAACGGTGCGAGGGGGGATTGGCCGCAAAAACCTGACGTGTAAGGCGCCGCGTTATGCGGAGAAGGAGTTCATCACCGCGGCCGAGCTCAACGACATGCGCAAATTCGGCGATGCATCCTATCCGGAGCTGCTCAAAGAGCGGATCGCGGAAGAGCAGTACGACATGCGGCAGACGGTTGATTTGACCCGCGAGTTTCAGGCCTGCAAGGCCTTGTCTGGCCAAGTGGTGGACAAGGACGGCAATGTGCTCGTGGATTACAACCTGCCGGCGGCCCACACCCCGACCTTGACCAGCACGGCGCTGTGGACCGATGCAGCTTCCGACCCGATCGGCAATATCCGCGCCTGGAAGAAGTTGATTACCCAGAACGGTGGTCCGGTTACTGGTTTTGCCGCATTTTGCGGATCGGACGCGATGACCGCACTGATCAACAACGAGTCCGTGCGAGGGCTGCTTGGCTTTCAGGCCGGCCAGCAGATCGCTGAGACCGGAGGCATTTCCAAGCTGGCGGGAGTGAGCAGCATCGAAGAGTACTTCGGCTCGTATCTCAACAGTTCCGGCACTCGGTTTGATCTCATTCCTGAGGATGTGTTTTGTTTAGTCGGGCTTGGGTCTCAAGTTGCGGCCGAGCTGTTTGCGCCGGTAGTGGATCTGCAGGCCCCGGGAGGCGTGGGCAAGGGTCAGGCAGCGGACATCTTTTTTTCCAAAATGTGGGAGGTGCAAGACCCTTCCGGTCAGTGGCTCAAGGTGGAGAGCCGTCCGCTGCCGGTGTTCTTTCAGCCGCTGTGCGTAGTTTGGGCGGTGGTGGTCTGACCATAGGGTGAAATCGTAGGGGCACGGAACGCCGTGCCCCTTTCTGGAGGAAGCAGCCAATGAAACGAATCAAAGAAAGAAAAAGCAAGCATCGGGCGGGCCTGCTCAAGCGGCTCCGCCGTGACAACGAGCTACGGCGAGTGCCCCGCGGTTGCCACGGCATCTTTGTTGATGCGCTTGAAGGAATGATGCGGAGGTTCCGTTGATGGGAACAAATGTCAAAGTGCGGGTGCTGCCCGGGTCGATGCTCAGCGACAATCGATCCACCTATGGCCCTGGCGATGAATTGGACATGTTGCTTGGCGAGGCGAACCGCCGCATTGCCCAGGGCAAGGTGCAAATGGTCGGAACCGCCCAGCCGGCTCTTAACGATCTGCCGGGCAAGCTGAGCGCTGCAGATGCAATTGCCGCCGCCAAGGCCGCTTGCAACATGGAGGTTTTGGCTGAACTCAAAGCCGGCGAAGAGCGCAAAACAGTGCTGGCTGCGATCGAAGCGCGTGAGAAGGAATTAACGGGGATCGGCGATGGCCTACAGCAGCCTGAGTGATTTTTTGGAGCAGATGGCTGAGGTCGAGCTGGTCGGCTTGACTGACGACGGAGGCAGCGGCGTGGTGGACCAGGACCGGATCGACTGGGCGATCGCCAAGGCGGACGCAGTGATTGACGCTCACATGCCGGCCGGCAAGTATGTGCTGCCGTTTAATCCGGTACCGGCACTGGCCCGCTCATTCTCCGTGGATCTGGGGATATTCAACCTCTTTGCCCGCCGGCCCAACATTGAAGTCATTCCGGAGGCAATCAAAGAGCAGCGGGCTGCAGCCCTGGCCTATCTCAAGCGGGTGCAGTCCGGAGAGGCTGGCATGGGAGTTGACGCCGCAACCACGCCGGTGTCGACGGCAGCGGTCGACATGTTGGTCGCCGGCAACGACAGGATGTTTCCGGCAAGCCTGCTGGAGCGGATGTAATGCTGGCAGATCTGCGCACGGCCATCAAGGCCCGGCTTGCAGCGACGTACCCCTTTCGCGTGGTGGAGGCAGGGTTCAGCCAGCGTGCGCTGCAGTCGCCGCCAGCAGCAATTTTCTTCCTGCTGGAAGACGACAGAGTCGCCGACGATCCGGCAATGGACAGGTCGTTGACCTACGAGATTGCCCTGCTGGTGAGCTATACCGACCCGGTCAAGGCTCAGGAGCAGATTGAAGAGATTATCGACGCGGTACGGGATGGTATCACCGGGTGGAAGCCGTTGGCGACGGGCGTCGAACCCGCAAGCGTGCCGAAATTCAGATACCAGGGGGTTGAAGGGACCCTGTTGATCTACACCGGACGGATGACCATTGAGGTCTATCCGGACATTTTTTAACGGGAGGCAATATGCCGGAGAACATGAAAAAATATGACGTCCTGCGAATGCTCGAGCACGACGGCAAGACGTATCGTCCGAACGAGTCCATTGACCTGGATGATGTAAATGCTGGCTACCTGTTGAGCAAGGGCGCGATTGCCAAGCAGCAGGTTGAAGCGAAACCCAAAACCAAGGAGCAACAGGCATGAGCGCTTTCGCATTCAAAGGGGCAGGCAAGGTGTTGATGGACATCTTTGACGACGCAGGAGCACCCACAGGGCTGCAGCTCAAGGGCAACTGCAAGGAGATCTCCATCAAAGGCGACAGCGACACCGAGGAGATCACCAGCACCAACTGGGAAGATTTCGGCACGGTGCTGGCGTCGGACACCATTCCCAAGCCGCATACGGTTTCTTTTGTGTTCAACCAGTTGGACGCCGAGCTGTTTGCCGCCGGGTTCAGCGGTGTTTCCACCACGTTGACGCAGACCTCGGGGACGATTACCGATCAAAATGTGGAGATGCGGCTCGGCCGGTATGTCGAGATTGGCAAACGGATGATCAGCTCTCCGGCATTGAAACACACCTCGGGAACCCCGGTGTATGTGCTGGATACGGATTATGAGATCAACCCCAAGTTGGGATTGATCGCGGCGAAGGCCGGTGGCGCCATTACCGACCTGCAGTCGTGCAAGTTCTCGTGTTCGCACGCGGCCATCAACGGCTCAAAAATCACCGGCGCAACCCGGGCCAACGTCATGGCGCGGATTATGGTCGACGGCCAGGAACGGTCGACTGGCAAAGGATTTATTTTTGACGGCAAAAAGGTACGCCTGGCAGCCACAACAGAGGTGGCCTTGATCGGCGACAAGTTTGTGGAGGTCTCGTTTTCGGGCACCTTCCAAAAACCCGATGACGGATCAGCGGTCTATGATCTGATATTCCTGAGCTGAGGGCGATGATGGAAAAGACTATCACAATTAACGGAAGGGATATTGTCGCCAAAACGCTGACCGCCCCGCAGATCGCAGATTTGATGGCAGGGTTGGACGGAACCCGAAAGGCCACGCTTGCCGAGATGCTGATGGACTCTGATGTGCCCATTGATGCGGTGCTGGCGAGCACCGGCCTTTCGGCGGACTGGTTTGAAGGCCCGGTAACGCCGGACGAAATCTTCCAGGTCTGGGAGGCGGTGATTGCGACAAACGGTTTTTTGTCTCGAATGCTGAGTCGGCTGACTACGATAGCGGATGTACTGGAGCCGCCAAGGCAGAGCGGCTCAGGCGCAACATCTGCCGAGTAATCCGGCTCGGGCATCCGCAGGCAGGATCGTACAGTTGGCCGATGTTTCAGGCGGCAATCGAAGAACTCAATGAATCAGCGGGTAGATGAGCACAGCGGCAATGCATATCAGGCTTGCCGCTGTGCTTGCAATCAAACCGAACCTGCCCAGCAGCAGGCCGGAGACGGCAATAAAAAAATACGCGGCCAGGATCATCAGCCCCATGGCAAGCAGCATGGTGAAGGGGTCCGGTTGGACGGCAATCAGCAATGCGGCGATAACCGCCGCAGACGTAACAGCCCTTTGATGGGTGGTGAGCCAATAGCGCATGGGAACCTCCTCGGCACTTGAAATCAAAATAGGCGTTGACTCGTCCCCGGTCAAGACGAACCTGGACAAGGTGCAGGCTGATTTTGTCAGCGCCTCGGCCAAGATCACCAAGGCCCTGCAATCGATCGACGGCTTCACCAACCTCAAAAAACAGACTGAGGAGACGTCCAAGGCCTATGATGAAGCGCAACAAAAGGTTGCGGCTTTGGCCAAGGAGATCAAGTCCGGGGCCGGCGGCGCCGCCCTGGCCAAGGATTTTGAGCGGGCTAAAACTGAAGCCGGCCGGCTCAAGGATGCTCTCAGCAGCCAGACACAGCAGCTGCAGCAGACACGCACTGCCATGGCGGCTGCAGGTGTATCCACCTCCGGACTCGCTGGTCAACAATCGGCGTTGCGATCGCAACTCGACGCTACCCGGCAGAAGTATCAGGATCTTGCCAAAGTGGCATCGGCCCGAGACACCCTGAACCTCACGCCCCACATCGAAATTTCCGCTGAGATCAATAAAGCGAAGCAGGCCTATGCGAGCCTGGCTGCTTCGGGCAAACTCTCGATGGCGGAGCTGGCCCAGGCCAAGGTGGCCTTGCGCGAGCGGATTGACGAACTGACCAAGCGGACCAACGGATGGCGGGAATCGTTGGGCAACGTCAAGGCGGGGATGGTCGAGGCGGCGGTGGCTGCCGCGCCCATGGTGTTGGCAATCGGCCAGGCAATCAAGTTTGAAAGCTCCATGGCGAATGTAAAAAAGGTGGTGGATGCCAGCCCAGCAGCATTTGCAGCGTTACGCAGCGAGATTGTCGCCATGACCCGCGAGATCCCAATGTCGGCCAACGAACTGGCGCAGATCGCGGCCGCCGGCGGGCAGCTGGGCATTGCCTCGCAGGATATCGGCGCTTTTGTCAAGGTAACCGCCAAGATGGCGACTGCTTTTGATATGACGGCGCAGGAGGCAGGCGACTCGATCGGCAAGATCAAGAACGTGTACCAGATGGCGGTCGGCGAGGTCGAAGGCCTCGGCGACACTATCAACCGTTTGGGTAATACTTCGGCCGCCCGGGAGAAGGATATTGTCGAAGTTATGCTGCGAGTAGGGGGGACGTCGCGGCAATTTGGTTTGGCCAAGGAGTCCACTGCGGCGTTGGCGGCAGCGTTTCTTTCGTTGGGCAAGGCCCCGGAAGTTGCGGCCACCTCAATCAACGCTATGCTCAACCGCATGCAAACCGCCACTATGCAGAGCGCTGATTTCCAGGATGCTCTTGGCAAAATAGGCATGTCCGCTGAGGAGATGGCGGCCCAAGTTGCGGCCAACCCACAGAAGGCGCTGGATACATTGCTTTCAACATTGAGTGAGCTCTCTGGTCAGCAGCGCGCCGAAGTGCTGACCGGGTTGTTCGGCCGCGAGTTTCAAGACGACGTCGGCGTGCTGGTGGGCAGTTTAGGCACCTATCGTGACGCGCTCGATCAGGTGGCAGATCGCACCCAGTATGCCGGTTCGATGAATAAGGAGTTTTTGGAGCGGACAAAAACAACAGAAATGCAGATTCAGCTGATGAAGAACGCTGTCGTTGAAGGCGCCGTCGCGCTGGGAACCGCCTACCTTCCTGCTATAAAAACCATTTTAACACCACTCACCACGACGATTCGGTTGTTTGCCGATGCCGCCACGGCCGCGCCAAAATTCACTGCCTCACTGGTCGCAATCGGCTCCGGCGCTCTGGTATTTAACCAGGTGTCAAAGCTGGCATCAGTCGCCAGAATGGCCATTGCCGGCATTGGAGTACAATCGGCGACAACCGTTCCGGCGGTTGTGACGTTGACTAGTGCAATGCGCGCGCTCAGGGCGGTATCAGCCATTTTTGCCGGTTATCAATTCGGCGAGTGGCTCACCATGCGCAACGCCATCAAAGGCACGGCCGAAGCCCAAAAGGAACTGGATAAAAACACCAAGCTGGTCAATGACCGATTTCAGGAGATATCGCAGTCGACTGGGGTGGTGGTGACTTCCATGAAAGAGCTCGACCAGGCCGTTAAGGACGGGCGTCTGCATTATGACCAGCTGACCGGTGAGTGGAAGGCTGGAGCCAAAGAGCAGCAAGCCGCCACCAAACAATCCGCGACCACCATGCGACAGGCCACCGGCGAAGCGCTGGAAGCCATGAAAAAGAAATATCAGGAGTACGCCAGCGAAGTCCGGAGGCTGCAAAGCGAGATCGCCGGCCGGGAACAATCGCTGGCAGCGGAGTTGCGGGCGCTCTCTCGCAGCGGGATGTCGGATGTTTCCGCATGGAGGGATCAGAAGAAGGAAGCGCAGGAATACGAGGCGGCCGCCAAAAAGGCTGCAGCCGAGGCCAAGGCGGCCTTTGCCCAGGGCGATACCCTGACCGCAGACTCGAAGTGGAAGGAAGCGGTCGGCTATGCTGATGCCGCAAAGCAGGCCTACACCAGCTTGAACACTGAGGTGAAAAGCGGAGAGCAGGTTGTGGTCAGCCAGCAGCAGGCGCTCAAAACATCCATGGATGGGGTGAAATCCTCCGGAGAGTTGGCAATATCCATCCTCAAACAGCAAGAGGAAGCTGCCGGCTCCGCCATGAAGGCCCTGACCGAGAAAAGCGGCTTTGCCGACCTGACCAGCGGCATGGATGAAGCGGAAAAGAAATGGCTGGAGAACTGGGAGAACATGCGCTCCACGGCGCTGCGCGAGTTGGTTGTGGTCGAGGAGCGCATTCAGAAGATCGTGGATAAGGATCGCACGGTCTACATCAATGTGAAGACGGTGGAATCGCGTTCGACCGGCGGGCCAATCCGCGGCTATCGTCTCGGCGGCGCCATCCAGGCGCTGGCCTCTGGCGGCGGGGTGCGCAACATCCTGGCTGGCGGCAGTCTGCCTGGTTGGGGCGGCGGCGACAAGGTGAACCTGTTGGGTGAAGCCGGCGAGTACATGATCAACAAATGGGCGTCCTTGGCTGCCGGCCAGCCGGCGCTGGGGGCGCTCAATGCCGGCCGCCTCGATGTGGCCATCGCTGAACTCTCCAAACGGGTCAAAGACCGCATCGGCTACCGGATGGGCGGAGTGGTTGGTCGCCTGCCGGCCATGTCGCAGCGGCTCGCCGACGGGGGCGCGGTGGCTGCCGGCGGCGGCGCTGATTTTGGCACGCTCAACCTCACCTTCCCGGGAGGCGTCAGCGTGCCGGTAACAACCACCAGGGAGCAGGCTCGCACACTGGTGCGAGAGTTTACCCGCATGCAACAGAGGGCCAGCCGATGACCGTATCGTTGGGCGGAATCGCCCTTTCCGACCATTTGACGCTTGACATTGGCCCGGCTGCGGCCGCGATCAGTCAGCGCCGATTGATAGGCGGGGCCTCCTGCGTGCAGGCGGACGGCAGTTCCGGCGGGCGAGTGCTTACCCTGGCCGGCATAAATCACTGGACTCTCAGCCAGGTCGAACAGATCCGCGCTCTGGAATCCATTGCTGCCACTGTGGAGCTGGTGCACCATCGCGGAACGTTCAAAGCGGTGATCAGTTCGACCGCTGATGTCAGCCTCACCCGTAATTACGCCAATCCTCCCGCCGCCGCCCTGTGCAGCGGGTCCATCACTCTTATCGAGGTTTAAAAAATGGCCATTTCCGCCACGGATCTCAAGGCGTTTTACGCCGCCGACATGAGCAACGGCTCTTCCTCTGGCGGCCGGATATCGTTTGATCAAATCACCAGCGGCGCGCTGCAGTGCACGTTCCCGCACGTGTTCCGGTCGACGCGGCTGGCGGGTAATCTGGCCAACCCCGATCATCGGAAGATCTTTTGGCGCAATTGCAACGACGCCGACGAAACCGGCTTTGCGCCACTGCAGTATTTGTTTCGGCCCAATCCCAGCCAAGCCTGGTGTTATAAGGTAATTGGCACCCAGCGCAGCACTCGGGGCGATTTGACCGGCAGCGAGGCCCGCTATGGCGCTGGTCTGCTGGCGACCTCGGTAGCCAGCGGGGCTACAGTCCTGGTGGTGAATGTCAAGCACGCTGATCTTACCAGTTGCTTCGCGGTGGGTCGGCCGATCCGGATCACCAACAAATTGCTGCCCACCTCGACCATTGGGACCGAGGAGGAGTTTGTTCCAACCGCTGTTGCGGTCAGCGGCTTGCAAGTGACCATCACTCTCCCTTCTCCTGGGGTGGCCAATGCCTACACTGCCGGGGCATCGACCGATTACACTACCGGCTGCGTGGTGTTCTCGGTCTACTATCCTGCCTCGGGAGAACTGGAGTGCGTGGTCGATAACTGGAGCGAGTCCACCGGGACTGTTTACGACGAGGCCAATTATCCCGTGGTGGGCGACAATCTCGGCACGGCGGAACAAACCTGGACCATCGCCCGCCTATCGGACACGCAATTTTCCTGCACCGGCGACACTGTAGGCGCCTTGGCCACCGGATCGACCGCCGCGGATTACGCGCCATTGAATCCCGCCAACTCCAAACCATTTTTTACCTTGGAGGCTGCAGGCTGGTTGACCACCATTCCGGTGGGCTACACCCTGGTGTTTCAGACCCACCCACCAGCAATCCCCACTCATGAGTTTCGATGCATTCCGCCGGCCTGCGGATCGATGGCCGGAGACGGCATCACTTTGTGCCTTGAGATCGAGACGGTTTGATTATGACCATTGCGTCGCTTTCCGCCATTTATGCCGGGCCTGCATCCACCTCCGCCGCCAAGCTGGTGCTGGAACAGGCTGAATGGTCGGTCTACACCGGAACGGTGACCAAACAGGAGCTGGTGCGCTGGGTGGCGGCTGCAGTGCTGGAAGAAGAGTACACCGCCAAGATTGACTGCGGTATGACCGGCGACGCTCTCATTTGCCCGATCTACGCGTATCCGCTGGAAGCAGATTTGAATTACCGATTGTTGGCCAGTTATGGAGAGTTGTCTGAGCGATCCGTGGAGATAATTGAGATTACGGAGCTGGTCCAGTTTCGGTTGGCGGATACAGCGTCACCTAAATACCCGGCCCGGGCGATCGTGGCCGTCGAGTGGACGGTGGAGTGTTTGGACGCCCTGGGCGAATTGGTAGCCCCTCCTGCCCTGACCACCGATGGGCAAGCGATCCGCAGCGCGACCGTGGTATACGGGACGGTTTCGGCCACCTACCTCTGCGAGCGTCACACCTATATTCTTAATGCGCCTCGCCGGGCCGACGCGCTGGACAACAATTATTCGGCAGTGGTGGCAGCGGCTGTCCCCGGTTTCGCGCCGGTGGTGTTGGTGGTGGAAATGCCGCCAGGCGCAGAGGCCTTTGCAGCGGATCCGGATGCAATCTGCGGCGCATCCTGGCATGGCGGAGCCACCTGGCCTGATGAGGATGACTCTATTCCGGAAGCAACGACCGCCAATCTGATTACCGAGGTGGATTATTGCGAGCAGGAGATTATTCGGGAGTGGACCGAGTGAGCCAGATCGCCTCGCTATCAACCGTTTACTCCGGACCTTCGGCGGCTGCCGCTGCTCGGCTCACCCTGGAGCAGGAACCCGTTGTCGACAATCGCCTCACAACTACTGACTTGATCGCCATGCTCGCTTTGGTGCGCAGCGGCTTCTCGGCAAAGACTTATCGTCCTGCTTCCTGCCCGGCATCGGTGGTTGCCGGACAGGTGGTGTGTCCGTTGGACGTGTGGGCCTGGCCGGTCCCGCTCGATCTCGCCTATACCATGCACGCCAATCAGGGATCGTTGGGCGCGCGGATCCCTGTGGTGATGGAACGGGAATTTGATCTGGTGATCAACTTCGAGCGAACCGTGCAGTTGCCTTTTGTCACCTCTGCCCTGACCTGGGCCTGGTCGGACATGCCGTGTCTGGACGCTCGCAGCAATGTGGTTGCCTCACCCACGGTCACTGCCACTGCGTCTTCCCTTTCGGTGGATGCCGACATAGTTGGCGTTTTGCGCGTTCGCTGCGCGGCTGTGGGCTGGCTGCACACCCTGGTGCTGCGTTTTGACAAGGGCGCGGAAAAAATTACTGACATTGATGTGGCCGTATCTGCCAAGTGGGTTGCAGCTGGCGAGACATCGACGCTGTCGCAGGATTTGGAGTTGCCGGGTTGTCTTGAAACCTTGCTGGAGACCTGTGATGATGGAGATCTGGCCTATGAGCGCGCGAGCGGCAAGATTATCCAGCCCGAGGATACTGTGCCGGTGGTGTATTACTCCGAATGCGACGGTCAAAAGCTGGCTATCCGCTTTGAGCAGGTCAGCTTATGAGCCAGACAGCATCTCTCGCAGCCGTGTACGCCGGGCCGCATGTCCCCGACAATCCCTGGTGGGTGCGGCTGGAGCAAATCCCGGTGACTGACGATGTGGCCACGGTGAGCGAGACCGCCGATTTGCTCGACGCTCTCTATCAGGTCAATCCCTGCACCGATAATGAGACCGCCGAGACCGACGATGAGCTCACCGCCGAAGATGTGGCCTCTGCAGCCAGCGCGACTTTGGAGCTGGCCGCCTGCGGCGTGGCTTCCGATGGTTCAGTGGAAGTGCAGATCAAGGTGATTCGCTCCCACCAGACCGAGGCCTATCGGTTGCATGTGGCTGGTGGTTCGGTGGTTGAGACCGTAGTGGTTCAAGAGGAGATCAGCCAAAATATTGCCGTGTCCGGAGCGACCGAAATCATTCTGGAGTATCCGGTGCTGGGCGCGTTTACCGCTTCGTGGCAATCCGATCTGGTCACAACCTCTGGAAGTACGCCCATTATTAAGCGCGTCGGCAACGTCCTGTATTGGACTGATGACGCCACTGGGACCATGCAGGCCTCATTTCTTACGGTCTACGACTTGGCAACCATCAGGGTCGACGGGGTGGATGGTGAGCAGGGCGAGGCATTGGTCAGGGTGGTTTTTCATGCATTGGCCGAAGAAATGACGCCTGACTTGCCTGATCCGGCTGAAATGGATCGATCGCTTTGCAGCGGGTCGGCGAGGCTGATTACCGGGAATGATCGAGTGACCTGTTACAAGGCGATTACGGTGGAACAGCTCTGCAGTTGTTCCAAAGACCTGGTGGACAGCTACAGTTACGAGCAGATTGTGGATTGTCCGGAGTGGGTGACCAGTTGCCCCGGGGGGGCACAGGATTGCATGGCCCTGTTGGGCTCAGAGACGGTCAAGGAGTATGTCGAGTGCGGCGGAGACAACCAGGTGAGCGGAAGCAGCCGCATCTGGGCGGTAAGCAACGCCGATTATTACCGCAAGGTCTGTTGCGAAGATCCGCCGAACAGTCTTCCCCAGTGCTATGAGAAAACCACCTCTTACCGGGGCGGCCAGGAAATCGTCAACGGCCGGCAGTTTTGGCGGGATTTGTATGGACCATTGACTCGTTTCACTCCGGTCAGCCCTGCCGGCGGTATTTGCGGGAAGCATATTACTCGTCAGGTGGTTGCGCAAAGCAACTGCTGTGACGGGGTTGAACCCCTGGCATGGGATACGGAGATTTCTCCAGAGGTGATGGCTCCTAATAGTGCGGCCGTTATCGCGGTTACGGGGGGAGGGCGGTATTCATACCAATGGCGAGTTATTGGCTCCGGATTCCAGTTTTCCAATGGTTCGAAAAAAATCACCACCAATTGGCCTACGGCGAGGTTGTCTGCCCTGCCGCTTGCCTGTGGCACGGCAAGAATTGAGGTCACGGACGGGTGCACGATCGTGGCTGCATACATTCGCTGCACTGCGGGCCGGTGGGCGCCTATCGGCGATGGATTTTGGCCGGATGGAGAGATAGACGCATCATCCGCAGGATTGTTTTTGTGTTCTTCGTACGGTTATCCATATCAACCTGGATACAAATCCATTCTTTTGGGACGGTGGTATGTGGGTTCTAATGTTGACACGCCGCCGGCAATCTCCACTTGGGAATATTGCCGGGAATCGCATTATTTGGGTTTGTGGGCGTCTACTGGGGACGCCAGCCCAGTCATGGTCGACGCACCTGGGACGGGCGGGGAGGTGAGAGTGGCAGCGCTGGTCTCGCAAGGCATTGGGGCGTGCGGAAAGCCAGATGGTGGTTCTGCGGTAGATGTATACCAATATTGGTTTGCGCCATTTTTGAAAGTGTGGGAGTGGATATGCTAATGGATTCATGGTCGACCAGGGATTTACAGACCGTGCTGGCATTGATTTCTGCTCACGGTGGCGATTTGGAGACGCTGCTTTTGATGTTGCGTGCTGAGATTGATCGCAGGACATTCCAAAAACGAGCGACGGCGCCGCCGGCATCTCATGATTATGGTCCATGTCCGGCACTTGGCTGTGAGGGCAGGCTGGTTTTTTGGCCACACAGCAGCCGCCAGGTTGGCATGATAGTGATAGGGTGTGTGCGTTGTCATTTCAGTCGTATGGAGCCGTGATGGATTCTCTGTACACTGTATCTTTGGGGACAGCGTTGGGTGGGGCTGGCTATACCCGGAGGCACGTCATAGCTGCTGCGTCTCTGATCGTCACCGCGACCTCGGTGCGGGTGGTGTTTCAGCATGCGGCGACGTCCTACACCATCACAGACGCCTATATTGGGCTGCAGGCAACTGTCGGCGAAGCGTATGACATTGACCCGGCAACTCTGATCAGGTTGACGCAAGGAGGGGATGGCACCTTTACCATTACCAACTCGGCGTATGTCAGTGATGCAGTTTCGCTGGTGGTCGATGGGTCGAGGGCTGTGGTGGTGTCTCTCTACGGCGCTGCCTCGCAGGTGTATCTTGCGGGAGGATTTCCCAGCGGATATAGCGCATATCATCGGTCTGGCAATTACGCTGGCGAGGCCGATGCGGCAAGTTTTTTGACATCGAGCTCAAATGTCCTCGGTTTTTTAGGCCTTGAGGGAGAAACTCCTGCCGGCGCGACAGTACACGTGGAGTTGCAGCAACTCTGGGGAGACTCTCCCCAGGTGTCGGGCGAACTGGCACAACCTTGGGGGGGGAAGACAGGGGCCGATTTGATGCAGACGTGGAGTAACGCTTTGTCTGCACGTGCGGTGGTGTACCAGCCATGGGGCGATGCCACGGCGATTCGAGCAGATTTGCTGCAACGTTGGTCTTCGTTTTTTATTAATCGGGCCTGCTTGGAGCAGGGATGGAATGTTTTTGGCGTGGTGGCCGGAGAAATTGAACAGCGCTGGGCAATCACCGCTGATATGGTGCGAGGTGATCTGCTCCAAGGATGGGACTTGCGGGATTGCGATTTACTGCGTGCTGAGCTGGCTCAACGATGGGCGATTGAGGCTGATAGTCTTGATGTCGCTGGATCTGGGAGTGATGGCGTGCTGCAGTACGGGCTTTCTGTGCGGGTTGATGGCGGCGATATTAGCGTGGATCACCTCAATATTGAAGCCGGATCAGATCAAGATACATTGAGCTGTGAGATTAATGTCGGCGCTGAGGACGATTATCTCCGGTGTGTTTTGGGTGCTGAGTTGGAGGTAATCATCACCAGCGGATCAGGCGTCGAAAATTTTGTGTTTGTCATTACTTCCCCGCGCATTACTGAGGAGCACGGCAACACTCAATATGTCGTCGACGCCATGAGTAGAGGTGTGTTGCTAGGCGAACCATACGCCGCCACGGTTGAAGGCGAACTTTCAGGGCTGGCATCGGAGGTTGCGACTTCGCTGGCTGGCACTTTACCGATCACTTGGCAGACTGTGGATTGGGAGCTACCGGCAGCGACTTGGATTGCTACAGGTGAGACTCCGCTGGCTTTGATTAAAACTTTGGCGGCGTCGGTGGGTGCAGTGGTTCAGTCGTTTCCTGACGGATCGTTGGTGGTTGCGCCTGAATATCCGGTTTCGGTGGATCGATTGTGTGATGTTTCAGCCGTTGCGCTGGTGGAAACCCTGGACTGTTTTACTACCGGATCGACTCCTGAGCTGAAATCAGGTTACAACAAATTTTTGATCGGCGATCAGCTATCCAGCAGCGATGGTCTGCGTCTCGAAGAGGAGACAGAGTCTATTCGGTCCAAGCTTGTGCGCGGCTACCAGACACCGTGGACTGGTGACTTTTCGCTGAATCATACCGGCGGCAGCTGGGTAACGATTGAACCGCTGGGCGTGGAAGAACGACAGGTCACTGAGACTGTGGAGGTGGTGGCTGGGTCTGGCCGGGTGGAGTACCCGATCTATAGCCGGGATGCCGTGTCCTGGGGGCAGGTTAATCTTGGATCGGTGACAGTGTCCGAGGATGGCTCTCTGGTGGCTGCCATTGGCGGTGAGTCTATGCTGACCATCACCTATACCACCCGGTGTTTGCTGTGGCGGGTAATCAATGCGCAGACTGAGCAACTGCAGTTGGTGTCCAAATGACGGCTCCACGTGCAACCTTGGTGGTGCAGTTTGGCGAGAGTGCTGATTCTACCGCCTTCGTGACGGCAGAATTTGACGATGTGCTCAATGTTGATTCTGCTGGAGAGGTTAAATCGTCATGGCTGCCAGGTGATTCCATATTTTTTTTGGTCCAGCATGACCCATCCTTGCGGATCGATGCAATTTTACCCACCGGGAACTCTGGAACAATTGTTGACTGCGGAATAGTCAGTCGTAGCCGTGATCAAGAGTTATCGTGGCCGGACATCAATACCGAGCAAGAGCTGTCGCATAACTCCACTTTTTTCCCAACGTTGACCTGGTATGGGTCTCCTGGATACGGCTTGAAACTGAATGGCCGCACCCTGACCATCGCCGGCGGGGCGCCATGCACTTGTGATGCGGTGATTCCGATAGAGGCACGATTGTTTCAATATATTCCGCCGCAGCTGGTGCTTGCCACAGAAGACGACATCTATCGGATCATTATTTATATCTACATGGAGGCCGCATGATCAGTGTCACCGTCCAGCGCGCTCCAGCTGACAAGCAGGGGGCCGACATTAGCGACAACTTGTTGACCTCGGACGCGGCAGCAGTGGAGCGCGGCCGCAATGAGATCGATGCTGTGTGCTCCAACCGAGCCACGTTTACCTGCACCGGCCCGCACCGTTTGTTTGTGCCGCCCGGAACTGTGGTCGAATATCATGGTAGGCGGTCTATTTGGCGAGGCATTGTTCGTAGGTGTGCCATCACCTTGAATCGAGACGGCAGTAGCTTTACTGCCGATCGTGCATTTGAGATAGAGAGAGAGCTGTGA